TCTATGTAATTGACTAAGTTGTCAAACTCGGGGGGTCTTAATTGACCCTCCACTTTTTAAAGGAGATAAATATGCATTGTGGAAGTAACATGAAAAAACGTAAGAAAAAATCTGCTGGTGGAGAAGTAAGAAGTTCTTATAAAAAAGGTGGACAACCTATGTACAAGAATGGTGAATGTCCAAAAGGAAAACCTTGTTAATATGAAAGTTAAAGCACCAAAAGGACACCATTGGATGAAACAAAAAAATGGTACGTTTAAATTAATGAAACACACAGGTAAGTTTGTAAAACATAAGGGTGCAAGTTTAGAAGCAAACTTTCCAATTCAAAAGGTTCATAAAAAATAATGGCTACAACATATCTTGACATAACAAACGAAGCACTAAGAGAACTTAATGAGATTCCTTTAACGTCTGCAAACTTTGCAAACGCTACAGGTATTCAAAAGTTTGTTAAAGATAGTGTGAACAAATCAATCTTTGATATAGCCAATGAAGAACCACAGTTACCTTTCTTTGCTGCTAATGTCAGTGGAAGTACTGACCCTTTCTATGGGAACGTAACAGTACCTACTGTAGCAGGAACAAGATGGTATACTTTAAAGTCTGATAGTTCTAGTATTACTACAGACTATGCATCAATAGATTGGGATGATTTTTATGTCACAACTATTAACGTATCAGGAGAAACAACACCTTATGTTTCTAAAGGATTAAGATTTTTAACTCTTGCTGATTGGAAAAGATACTACAGAGACAGTGAGAATGCAGATGATGCAGATACTCAAAACCATGGAGAACCACAGTTTGTTATTAAGTCTCCAGATAATAGAAAGTTTGGATTAAGTCCAATACCTGACAAGGTTTATAATGTACACTTTTATGCTTTCGTAAGACCGACTGCATTATCAGCTTATGATGATACAATCACTTTACCAGAGCAATACAGTAATATAATAACAGCTAGAGTTCGTTATTACATTTGGCAGTTTAAAGAAAGCCCACAACAAGCAGCTTTCGCATTGGATGATTATAAGAAAGGTATGAAGTATATGAAATCTAATCTTATGAATCCAGCTCCAAAGTATATGACAGACGATAGAACTTACTTCTAATATATGGCACGTTCACAACCTTATACTGTTGCATGTAGTGGTGGCTTAGTTAAATCAGCTAACTCAATTGATTTGCTTAAAAGCCCCGGAGTTGCAAGAGAACTTAGAAACTTTGAAGTCTCTATAGAGGGTGGTTATAGACGTATTAATGGCTTTACTAAGTTTGGTAGTAATCAACCTTCAGGAAGTGCTACAACTATATTAGGTGTAATGCCTTATGCAGATGGAGTTGTAGTTTGTACAAGTACTAATATATACTTTACACAAGACGGAACTACTTACTTACAGATAAATAAATTATCTCATAGTAGTGGAGATAACTACTCAACCTTTACAGGTAAAAGTGTTACAGCTAGAACTGGACAAGGGCAAATACAATTTGCAATGTTTGAAGGTGCTGCACAAGATTATGGTACAGTAATTATAGCTGATGGAGCTAATAAACCTTTTAGTTTTAGAATGGAAGGTACTGGAGCTTTAAGTTCTAGAACTTACTTTACAGAAGAAGTAACAGTTACAGGAACTAAATACTCTACTTTTATAACTTCACATGACCATCACTTAATAGCTGCTGGTGTAGAAGATAACGAGAATACAGTTTACTATAGTGTTTATAATGACCCATCAGACTTCGGTGGTACTGGAGCAGGTTCAGTAACTATATCAGATAAAGTAGTAGGTGTCAAGGGTTTCCGTACAGATTTATTTATATTTTGTGAAAATAGTATTCATAAACTTATAAACATAAACGATAGTCAAACTGTAGCAGTTGTACCAGTTGCAGAGAACGTAGGTTGTTTAAGTGGTTACAGTATTCAAGAGATTGGTGGTGACTTAATATTCTTAGCACCGGATGGATTAAGAACAGTTGCTGGTACAGCGAGAATTGGTGACGTTGAGTTAGGTACAGTTAGTAAAGCTATACAGCCTTTAGTAACAAGTTTAGCTGAAAACATAAACAACTACACTATAAGCAGTTTAGTGTTAAGAGAAAAATCACAGTATAGATTATTTTATACAGACACAACAGAACCAGCAGCTCAACAAAAAGGAATTATAGGAACATTGAGACCAGAAGGATTTCAGTGGTCAGAGACAAGAGGAATAGAAGTAACAGAAATAGGTTCAGGATTTGATGCGAATGGTGTGGAAAAATATTATCACGGTTCTACTACAGGCTATGTGTATATACACGATTCAGGTAATGATTTTGATGGAACTAACGTCTTAGCAAGATATGCTACACCTGATTATGATTATGGTGATTTAGGAACTTTAAAAACTTTACACTATTTAAAAGTTTCTTCAAGTGCTGAAGGTATTGTAGAACCTGATGTACAAGTTAGATTTGAATATGGTAATACGGATATACCGCAACCTCCTGAACTATTTGACTTAGGAACAATAAATCCTCCATCAATATTTGGTGAAGCTTTATTCAATACTAACGTCTTTGGAGGAGCAGAAAATCCAATGATAAGAGTACCGTTACAGGGAAGTGGAACAAGTAATAATTTTACATTTATAAGTGAGGACAACAAAGCTCCATATACTATTAATGGTTTATATGTAGACTTTATACCTTCAGGCAGGAGATAAAAACAAATGGCAATAACAAAAGTAACAAGAACTCTTTTAAGTACGGGTATTGTAGATAATAGTAATGCAACAGCTATAACTATTGATAGTAGTGAGAATGTTGGAATTGGAACTGGTAGTCCTAGTGGTGGTGCAGTTGGTGGTAAAGTTTTACATCTTGTTAATTCAGGTGGTACAGCATCAGTAAGAGTTGATAGAAGTGATAGTACAACTGCTGGAACTATATCTTTACTAGATGCTAATAGTACACATGGATTGTATGGTACTGGTAGTAAGCCTATGGCATTCTCTACTAATTCAACAGAAAGAATGCGTATTGATTCTTCAGGTAACGTTGGAATTGGAGCAACGCCAAAAGCATATCATTCAGACTATAAAGCTATAGACATCAATAATAGTGCTAGTGTCATGGGTTATACAGGTAACAATGGTGCTTGGCTAATGGAGAACTTGTATTATGGAACAGATAATAACTGGAAACATAAAAATAGCGATTTTTCAGCATTGGTTGGAATGTATGATGGTGTATTTAATTTCTATAATACTGCTTCAGGAACAGCAGGAGCAACAGCTACTTTACAAAATCGTTTAAAAATTGACCAATCAGGCAATGTTGGAATTGGCACCGATAGTCCTTCAGAAAAGCTATCAATTTTAGGAGGTCATGTTTCAGTAGGAGATAGTACAGGTGCAAATGGAACAGAGTTTTTATTAGAAGGATATAGAGAAATTTACAATGCAGCTAAATATGGAAACACAAGCATAAGAACAACTTATAGTACAACTACAAATGCTTCTGATATGTTGTTCTATACAGCTTCAGGTGGCACTAATACAGCAGAAGCCATGCGTATTGATTCTTCAGGCAATGTTGGAATTGGAACGAGCGACCCAAAAGAGTTTTGTGATATTAATGGTGGCGGTTTAATTGTACGAGGTGCTTTAACTAACGGAGTTGATAGCGGTAATGGTTTAAGGTTTGAACACACCTCTGATATAGGTCAAATTTATTCATTAGAACCAAATGTGGCTTGGAGAGAACTAAGGTTAAATGCCTCTCAACAAACTTTTTATATCGCTGGTGGCGAAAAAATGCGTATTGATAGTTCAGGCAGGGTAATGGTAAACCAAACAGCAGCTTCAGCAGCTAGTGCTGGTGTTAAAATGCAAGTGAATACTGATATTTTAAGTAGAGGAACATTCGCAGGATATTTTTGGGAAAACAGAAGTGGTATAACTATAGGTTCATTAACTGGATGGGGTGGTTGGTACTCAACTGGAACTTCAGTTCATTCTTTATATAGTGATGGTAATAACATAGTTAGTATTAATCGTTCATCAGGAGCATATACTGCTCTTTCTGATAAAAATAAAAAGAAAGATTTTGAAGATTCAACTGTAGGTTTAACTGAAGTAATGCAACTACAACCAAAAAAATTCAGAATGATAGATGATGCAGATGATGCTCCTAAAAAATTAGGTTTTGTAGCACAAGATGTTGAAAATATAATACCTGAGGCTTATTTTGAAGATACAAATGAAGATGCAAGTGGAGTTGAAAGTACTTTTATTGGACTTACAGACAGACCAATTATTGCTGCTTTAACTAAAGCTATACAAGAACAACAAACAATAATAGACGATTTAAAAACTAGAATAGAAACATTGGAGAGTGCATAATGGCAGGATATACAAGACAAAGTACTTTTGCAGACGGAGATACAATTACTGCTGCTTTATTCAATAACGAATATAACCAATTAGTAAACGCATTCAGTAATACATCTGGTCACAGCCATGATGGTACAGCAGCTAGTGGACCAGTTATAGGATTAATTGGTGATGCTGGTGAAACTTCTCCAAACAATAAAGTCTTAATAGATACTACTAATAACTACATAGAATTTTATGTTGAAGTATCTTCAGCACCTGTACAACAACTATACATAGCTGATGGTGCTATTATACCTGTTACAGATAGTGATATAGATTTAGGTACAACAAGTTTAAGATTCAAAGATACATATACAGATACAATCACAACTACTGGTAATGTTGCAGTAGGTGGTAACTTAACTGTTACAGGTACTACAACTTTTAACGGTGGTACAATTACTATGGGTGATGCAGCTACTGATAACGTAGTCTTTGGAGCTGATGTAGACTCTAACATTATCCCTGATGATGATGACAGCTATGACTTAGGTAGTTCTTCACAAGAGTGGAGAAACCTTTACATAGATGGTACTGCAAACATTGACAGCCTTGTAGCTGATACAGCAGACATTAACGGTGGTACTATTGATGGTGCTATTATTGGTGGTTCAAGTGCTGCAGCTATTACAGGTACTACAATTACAGGTACAAGCTTTGTAATTGGTAGTGCTGATATCTCTGAAGCAGAGTTAGAAATACTAGACGGTGCTACAGTAACTACAGATGAACTTAATATCCTTGATGGAGTTACAGCTACAACTGCAGAACTTAATATCATGGATGGTGTTACAAGCACTACAGCAGAGTTAAACATCCTTGACGGTGTTACAAGTACAGCAGCAGAATTAAACATACTTGATGGAGTTACATCAACTGCAGCAGAACTAAATATCCTAGATGGCGTTACAAGCACTGCTGCTGAATTAAATTTATTAGATGGAGTAACTGCTACAACTGATGAATTAAACATCTTAGATGGCGTTACAGCGAGTGCAGGAGACATTAACTTAATAGATGGTATAACTAACGGAACTGTTATAGCAAGTAAAGCTATTATCACAGATGCTAACAAAGACATTA